GCGTACCCGGGCAGACCATAACGGGTTCACATGGAATGTTGCTATTTCGTTGAATATTGTGGCGATGGGAGCGACAGGTTATGTTCCCGTGCAGGTCTTGACAGAAAATAGCTGGCAAGGAGTTTATGACAACACCTACTTGCCACTGCCGACGCCTCCTGAATATACTATATTTGTATTCAATTCGAATAAAGAGTTTTCTAAAGTACATAAAAGGACTGTTGTTGGGCGGTGTGTTGACGAGAACGGAGACCCGGTCGGTGACGTATTGATGTTGATTACAAACAATGGTCGTCAAGAATACACCACGAACGAAGGGTATTTTGGGATAGCAGTATATGAAGATATTACTGACCCTGGCTATCCTGCCGCGCCAACGTTTGCTGACAAACGGGAAGGGGATATCTTGCTTGCAGAGTACGTTTCTGATGTTTGCCATCTATACCCGCCGGTGCTTGAGGAGACCCCTATTGGAATTGATCCGTTCTTGCCCGTAGGCCTTGTTTATCCTCCAGCGTTTGATGTGGCCGACATTGTGTTCCCTTTTTCGGGGGGTATCATTGGCGGCAATCGGTATTTGAAGTCGGGCGGGATTTATCGGTTCGGCATCCAGTATGAAGATTATGCGGGCCGGCATCCGGGGGTTTGCGGGGAGATTGATGTAAGGCTTCCTTTTCATACTCAAACCCCGGCATTTGCAAAGTACAGGCACATCTATGAGATAGGGTCTCAACCTCCAATTTGGGCGACGCACTATCGGTTGATGCGCTCCAAGGATATGTTCTATCAATGGTACTTGCAGTGGGTGACTTCACAAGCAATTTAACATAGTTTTTCTGCGACCCATCGGCTTGCGGTTCGCTTTCGACTGTAGTCGCTTGGATCATATCTCCATCTGGCAGCTTGCGCATCCGAAGCTCGTTCGCGGCGCGGACCTGCAAGTCCTTGTTTCCGCTCACCAATTGCTGATACCAGTTGTTTGCCGAGGCTTCTGCCACTTTGCCTTCCGCTGCATCCTTGTATGGAGTAAATCCGGTCGATGTTTTTACGCGGGAGTCGATTTCTTTCGCAAGAACCGCAGCCGCTTTTTTGCGCAGCGCAAGCTCGTCGTCGCCAACCTTGGTCCAGCAATCATATGTGATTTCAGTTCGTTTATCCGCATGGCAGTATGGACACATCATAGCTTTCCCTCCTTGGTTCTATACCAGTTCTCGATGTCTACCTCGCAGCGTTCAGCCATCGCATCACCAGCTTCTTCGAGTTTCTCCATCCTCTCCATGTAATGCTTCCTCTCACCTTCGAGCTTATCCCACAGAGCGCGAAGACGGTTTTCGAGTTCGGTGACGTGCTGGCGTGAGTCGGCCAGTTTCTTGTCCAGATCCAAGCAGGTCTGCTCCCACGTTGGCGGTGGTGTTCCGCGCATTGCCTCATATAGAGGTCTTCCGAATGCGTCGTTGATTTGGCTCATGTGATTTAACAGTTGATGTTGATCTTGGCGTCATCCCAACCCTGCAACAGGTTGTCCATTCTTGATGTTCTCATGCACGGTGATGGTGGATTGATGAACTCGTACATCCCATTACCAGCCTTCTTCAGCTTCCTGATCCGATCTTGCAGGTACTCGACCAGCTCTTTCAGCTCGTTCACATCGGATTGTAGCTCGCGGATCTTGGTGGCCTGTGGATCGGCCATGTTCATGGATTTCATGATGTCCAGTACTTCTGAGGCTATCTCATTCGGCTTTAGATGTTCGGCAACAGTGATTTGTCCATCATAGTGGATGGTTAACAGCGGTTTTCCTACGTTCCTAATCTCGATAAGATGACCAACTGTTAGACTTCCTACTCCAAGATCAGTCGATTTGGTTAGTATGTTGTCGCTCATTTGCACTCCTTCCATTTGAACTGAGGTTTCCCGCTCTTGTCGGCCACCCATTCGGCATGACCTGCTAGAACTGCCTGTTGCTGCATTTGATCAGTCCCGTTATCGAACCCTTTAATCAAACACATCGTAATCAAAACCACGAACAACAGCGTGCATGGAATCACTAGCGAGTATTGCCAGCATTTGTCACTCACGGCAACGGCCCTCCATTCTCCCACAGCAGCAGATCCGCTCGCATGGCATCGTTCTCGGACTCCAACTGTTTAATCCGATCCTCCAGCTTGCGAACATCGAGAGCGATTGAGCGGAGTTTGGGGCGGTCGTGCCAATAAATGTGAATTGGTCCTTCTACGATATTGAGAATTCGCTCTTCTATACTCACGGCTTGGCCTCCTTGGCTTTGAGTGCCTCCGACGCTGTGTCGATTGCGTACCAGCAAGCGTCTACCATTGCTCGATTGTTGTTGTCTCGGTTCCAGTATTCTCGAATGGACTCAAGAGCCTCCTCCAACCGCTTGATGCGCTCGTTGGTCGTGTTGAGTTCGCGTTCGAGTTGGGCGCAAAGAGTGCCATCCATCCATGAGCGGTCTTGGCTGTTTCCAATGGCCGCATCTGTCCTCGGTGTATCGCTGACCATTGTGTTGGTGTCGCCAATATGGTTCACGGCTTGGCCTCCTTGGCTTTGTTCCATGCTTCGGTGCAGTCGATTGAACATAATCGTTTGACAGTTATCCATCTGTACATTTCATCCCCCGCCTCCTCCAGCCTCTGGATGCGCTCCATGTAGTGCTTGCAGTCTCCATCGTATTTATCCCACAAAGCGCGGAGACGGTTTTCGAGTTCGGTGACGTATTTTTCGCGCTCTCTCAAAGAGTTTGAAAGCGATTCGATTTCCTGAATGTGCAAGTTCACGGCTTCACCTCCAGCGCCCTCAAGGCGATCTCTGATTCCGTCGAACGCGGCCCGCGATAGTCCTGATCGGCGATCTTGCGGAGTGCAGCTTCCAGCCGCTTGATGCGCTCTTTTAACTGCAGGTTCTCTTCATCCAACAATTGCTGCTGACGGATGATTGAGTTTGCCGCATGGAGTTCGCGCTCCAACCTCCTGCACAGCATACCTAGCTCTGCCACGTTGTGAGGAGTGCTGTCTGATATCGGGGTGTCACCGATCATTTTCGTGAGGTCAGGAATATGATCGTTCATTTGACGCCCTTCCTCGCTTTGAGCATCGCGTCGGCTGCTTCGTATGACCATTTTGCGCGATAATCCGCCCAATGATCTTCTGGATCTACTTTCGCCATCAATCCCTGCAACGCCGCAGCAGCGAAGTAGTCGCGCATTGAAATACCATGGTAATTGATTGCTGGAGTAATTCCGTCCCATTGCGTTGTATGTGGAAACGCCGGTCCTCCATCGTTGATTGGTTGGTTGGTCATTTCGATTCCTCCACTTTAACCATCGGAACAAAATCCAGCCGGTTGCTCTCGTCGATTGCGATGCCCCAGCCGTTGCGACGGCAGGACAGTTCGATGGCGTTGTACACTTCGTTTGCCTTCTCTTTTGGCAGATAGAGGTAAAGAACCCCCCTTAGTGTGATTCGATATTGCTCTTCGGCTTTAGTTTGTTTTTTACTCATTTGAGCCCCTCCGCAATCATGGCGTGCTCAAGGATTAGCACAGCGTCCGCGGTCTTGAGCGTGATGTGCAGATTGGGCTGCCTCTGCTGCGCCAAGCCCTTCAGGTGGCCCTTCCAGCCCTTTCCGTGCGTCTTTGATGTGCCAGCCCCAATCGTCTTCTGCCAGCGCTGTGGCGGCACCTCGATGCAGCGGGTGAGCATTGAGGCAATGAGTCCATGCAGGAACCCTACGTTGCGCCCAAAGTTGAACATTGAGGAACCCGGTGCTCCCTTGCCTCCGATGTACCCGCCCACCTTCTCGATGTAGACCACATCCGCCTGCGACAGGTAGTTGATCATCACCTCCCGCACGTCGCCGTCGGTGTCTGGCATGGGCTCCACAACCACTCGATTGTTGGCGTAGTGCGCCAGGCCTCCGGACAGGCCGGGGTCGATTGCTAGGATGCGTTTCACTTCTCTGCCTTTCGTAGCCAAGCCATGATGGCCTTGTCGGCCACCGCCTGAATCTTCAGGCCGGCAGCGAGGCAATGCGCCTTCAGCTTCTTGTGAGTGTCCATGTCGATGAGGATGGTTTTAGTTTTGGTCATTTGAGATGCTTCTTCACCTTGGCCCAGTAGGCCTCTGTGGCAGATTTGCGGTCGCCTGCAGGACCGCCATTCCATCGACGGGCGAGCTGCTCGGTGGTGCAGTTATTCCCGTAGTGCTTCAGGTAGGCCTCGCAGACTGCACGGGCTTGAGCGCGGTTGGTCATTTGCTGCCACTGGTAGTTGCTGCCGGTGAATCGGTTCACATCCTGCACCACGCCGCGGTGGATCTGCAGGGGGCCAATGGCGCGTCCGTTGTCGCCGATGGCATGATCGTTGCCGGATGACTCTACGATGATCAGGGCCGAGATAAGGTTGGAGAGAGTGGTCATGGTTTGGAGAGTGTGCGCGTTGGCCAGTCGCGCCCCTGTGCTCCGTATTCCTCACGAGCCGGATGGGGTGATAACGGTCACCCGACCGTAAAATCAGACGTAGTTGTTTCGGATGCAGTACCGGACCAGTTCCATTTTGCTGCCTTCGATTGTCTTTCCGGTGAACCGTCCGCTCCGGTCGATCTGGTTGATGTAGCTGACCGTCTTGCCGTTCTTGTTGATCTCTCCGATCAGCGTTTCCGCCGCCGCTTCCTTCTTCTCAATCCGGTCCATGTAGCGGTATTCAGCGGCAATCCGGCGGTTCATCTTGCCGGCCAGCATCTTTTCCATTCCGCAGATTTCTTGGTTGTTATTCATGGTGTAGTTCCTTTCGACAGAAACAATTTGCCACGAACTTCTTAACACGTCTACAGGGAAATGCGGAATTCTGTAGATTTCAAAGAAAACCCAATGTTTACGCGGGTCAAACAGGGGTCACTTTTCTGGAGCGTAGGGCTCGCCGGGGTGCTCCTGAGCGTGTTCCGCGAACGCTGCGTAGGCCCTGAGATCGACGTAGTTGTCGGCATGGAACACCCGGGAGGACCGATGCACCTTGAAGGCCACCATCATCAGCTCGATGATATGGGCCGGCAGTGCGTGCGGTAGGGTGATTCCGTAGTGCTGCTGAATCAGGCCTGTCCATGAGAGACCGATGTTGGCGTGGCTATGGTGCGGTTCACCGTAGACCTTGCCGCGCTGCTGGATGGTTTCGGAAACAATGTCGCTCATTTGGTCTGCCGGTAGTGTGGGATTGGGTAGGCTCCGCGGGTGGGTGTTTTAACTCGGAATCGCTCCATTTCCATCAGGCCAGATTCCATGCCCTGCATGAGCATCTTGTTGGTTTGAGCAAGTCCAAGGCCCCACACAATGCCCCACTGCCGAGCGGTTTTCCACTCGGAATCAGGCACCTGCACCTTTTTCCCCAGCTCGTCCCTGATGCGTTTTAGAAGCTCGGCAGATTCCATCGTGTTTCTCCTTGGGGCCATTGGTGGACGTAGAGTTGCGCTGAGTCTTCGGTGTACTCGCCGAATACGATGCCATGCGACCAAGCCAGCGTGCCCCTCCGCCGTAGCGCGTAATCCATGCATGGCGCGTCCGCCAGCGTTCCCGGGGACAGGCACACCGGATGGTCGCTCCGGCGTCCTGTAGCCATTCCTGCGCGATGCGCGTGGGCTACCACGGTGTTGCCCCAGGTTTCCGCGGTATCTCTGAGGAAGTTCTCGCCGTACAAAAGGCCGTGCCCCCATTTGAATCCGCCCAAGGTGAACCAAGATCGCGGCAGGACATCATGGGTCTTGATGAAGACTCGGGCGTGCCTTTCTATCGGCTCCAGCATCCGCTGCCAGACGGCCTCAGCAAAGCCTCGCACAACGGCGTTGTGATGGCCCAGCAGGCGCCGGGCTCTCTCGTCATGATTCCCCACGATGAAAACGGTCGGCCTCAAGGCCCCCAGAAACCGCCGCCCCTCGTCGATATCGTCAAGGTAGTCGTCTGCTGCATCGGAGTCGCCTTGGTTGTTCAGAGCGCCTGCGCGAAGACTCGCAAGGTCATAGGCGTCCCCAAGGTGAATGACCTCATCGGGTCGGTACTGCTCCCGGAACAACAGGGCAGCAGCCAGCGCGTCACGGTTGGCCCGGTTGCCGTGAGAGCAACCGATAGCCATGACACGCTTGCGTGCTGGAACAATGTTCACGGATGATTGCAAGCATTATTTCCGATCAAACTCAAGCACTATGGCAACGCCCAGAATCAAAATCACGGAACGGAAACTCAAACGATTCAGAGCCGATGGTATTGCATGGGTCGGAGATGGCCGTATCGAGATCGACCCAAGGCTGGGCGAAAAGTACCGACTCGAAGTACTGGTGCATGAGTTACTGCACCACATGCATCCCGAATGGCTTGAGGATGAAGTCGACCGCCACGGGCAATGGCTCGGGAAGATCCTGTGGAGGCAGGGGTATCGACGGGTCAAGAACTAGGCACTCAGCTCATTCGGCAGACGCAAGTCGACGTACCGGATCGACAGATATTTATCGGCGCCAGCCGTCACGTCGTAGTACCCACCGGACTGGTTTGTTTCGCCGACTCCATACGATCTCAATGGGATGTATTTGGTCGAAGGCACAGGGACGGCCTCATTTGGCTGTCCGTTTTCGGCGTCGAAGTTGAAGCTATTGAAACCTCGTCCGTGCACATAGGTGGCCAGATTTATCGCCGGGACATACCAGTAATCGTTTCCGCCTGCGTCTTGGTCCTTGTAGGCCGTCACGCCATTGGCGATCAGGATGTCGTGGCCAGCCTCAGAGACGTAATAGGATGGCAAGCTGCCGGCAGACTCTAGGCCTGTTCCAAAGGTGAGTAGGTCGCCGACAGTGTAAAGGGCCGATGCATCGTAAATCGGGCAGACGCCCTGGCCTTGGCACAGCGGCACCGCGCGGGTCCATGACCGGATGGTCCATTCCAGCAAGTTCCATAGCCAGGCCGACTTCGGGATCTTGTGGAAGAACGGGCCGCCACCGGGTTGGTACGGGTTCTCGATTGGGTTATACGGAAGGAGGAATCCAACCTGCTCGACGCCACCCGTCCAGGAGATGGTCGTCATGTTGTCTCGGTAGGGCGGCGAATAGGTCGAGCTGGCGAACGGCACCGTCGAGGCGAATGAGGCCTGCCGCTGGTCTTTGAAGATGTCGTCGGCGCCGGCCTCGGTGAGGTCGACGAATGACGAGTTTGGCGCCTCGGGAACGAAAGCGAACTGTTGGGTTTGGTTGGGGCTGCCCGGGATCCGCACCGAGGCATCGGATCCATTCTGGCCGCCCCATTTGTTGCGCCAGAAGTCGCCGCCCCAAGGCCTGTCGTCGGTGCTGCCGGTGGCCATGTCGATCTGATAGGCGCGAACCAAGTCGAAGT